GGCAATACAACTAAACTACCGCGACGTGTTCTCTCAGGAACAAAGGCATCGGCATAAAGATATGGAGAACATCCGAAATGCATGTGCTCCTTGGGTTTGGTTGATTTATTGTAGAGATACTCACTCCAAACATATGTTGCACCACAAAAGTGATCAGTATAATACTCTCTTCTACCGAAAGTTTCACATTGCAATCCAGGAATAAAGTTGTAATCTAAGTTCACTGGCGCATCACACCAATAGTTTAAGATTTCTTTAGTGCCAAATCTACTCATATGTAATCAACCTCACCAGAAAGTTTCTCCAGTTCGATGGCGGAGATCAAATCTTTGTCAAACATGACTTTCAACAGACGATCAAACTTTCTGGAAATGTTTTTCACATCATAGAAATCTTCACCGTCCCAACCAGGATTAAACTTCCATTCACCATCAACGTAGAAATACTTTCTGGGAGACCATTGACGTGGTAACACATCACCAACGTCCACAACTTTCAACTTTTCTGGCATCTCTGCCATGTTGTAGGAAATCTCTCCAATCTTTACTTCTTCATCCGAAACAACATCAATAGGAATGAAATCAGGAACAATGAATAAACTCAAGTCACTTTCATTCAGAATCGTCTTCATCTTGTTTTTTATTTGTTCTAATCATGTTAGTATCTATATCATACAGAGAGATGACATTATCGGCAACATCCTCCCATCGGATGACAACATTACATGCCATGCCTGATACTGTTTCGCCTATCAAAGTGACCGTTATATATGTCTCACAGATAAAATTGACTCTACCATGTTTCCAAGAGTCACCACAACTGAATAAAACTGGATCACCATGATTGTACTTCATCGGCGGACAACAGAGACGGCAGGTTCACCTTTGTGGAAGACAGTATCAACAACTGCCTGAACACTTCTAGAGGTGGAGATACCCACTTTATCATAGACAGGAACACAAATCAACCCAAATGTTTTCTGTCTGTCACCAAGACGAATCACACGACCAATAGACTGTGAAATGCCAATGTAGTCCATGTTACGCATAAACAACACGGCCTCCAGTCCCTTGACATTGATACCCTCGGACAGAATAGAGTGGTGGATGACAACAAACTTTTTGTCAGACTGTTGACCCCAGGCATTCAACGTGTTGAAGAAAGTCTCACGATCAACCTTCTGTCCGTCGATGATTGCACCGGTCTTGGATGTAATCACCATCCAAGAATAACCACGTTGAGAAATATCCATGCAGAACGTGGAGTTGTTCATCAGATTGACAATCTGTTTGGTAGAACGAGCAGCAATCAGGATTTTGTTGAGAGAGTTGTCATCAATGGTCTCCAGGAGATTCTGACAATCAGTGAGTCGATCGTCTCCAGTAGGCAATTCTTTGATGACAACCTTAGGAGGGAGAATATAACCCTCATCCACAAGTTGCGGAGCAGGGACATTGCAAATAACCTGTCCGTAGACAGCACCATCGTTCATTCCTGGTTTGAAGACGGTAAGAGAATGCTTAGGAGTAGCAGTAAAAAAGTAGCAACGATCAGCATCGTGAGAGAAGAACTCAGTAGCGGGGAAGAAGTTACGTTGTACGCTGTTATGTGCTTCGTCAAAGTATATTGTGTTCACCTCAATGTCTGCTTCCATCACACGATGGAGCGAATGATATGTGGTGAAGATGATACAATTCTCACCAGCAGTTCGCGCAGTGTTAGCAAACATGTGGATGCTGTCAGGTTTAGTGGTGCTAAAGTGTTGCGTCTCACCACTATGAACGTGCATAATGTGGGTGTGAGTTGTATTAACAATCTCAAGAAACTCAGAACACAGTTGTTCTGCCAGGAGAATACGGGGAGCAACAACAACAGAAGTCCTACCAATCGGGACAGCATGTTGATGAATAAGATCCTGAATCATGCAGATGGTTTTACCACCACCAGTAGGCACAATGATCTGACCCTTTTCGTGGACCAGCATGGCGTCACAGGCGCGGTTCTGATGCGGTCGAAGGGTGATGGTCATGGAACTCCGTCAGTCCTTATATATTACACAAAAAAAGGGGGTCTGGCGACCCCCTAGGACACTCATACACCTGGCACAGGGTTCCTCCCCAGACTCAGATTGTCTCCACCCTCCTGAACCACGCAGTTTTCCTGATCGGTGGCACCTCCATCAGCATATGGTTTAGCGTGTCCACCGTGATACTCACCAGGATCAAACAATTTGCCACGTTTGATTGGTTTTCCCTCAGGAGTTACCCAGTTCTGAGCAACAGAAGCAATGAACTTCTCATCCTTAGTAAAGTTTCGACGTGAATCTGTGAGAGTGCAATACTTTGTCGGATCCCACAATTTAGCAATGATCTCTTTACGAAGACGGTTGAAGTTTGCTTCACGCGAACGGAGCAATTCCTTGTAAGTTGCCTCACGACCGTTGTTGTAAGTGTAGGTGGTGAGATCTGTCAAAGATGTGGCATGTGCCTTGAAGTAGTCAACAAAGAAAGACTCACGATCATTGACAACATAGTTGTTGTCGTTCAAATCTTTGTATACAAGGAAGAGATCAAGGATGCAATTTTTGTTGGGTACAGCACCGATGTCATCACCAATAAAGGAGATGAAGTTCTTAAGATCAGACTCAAACTTGCGAATCAGTTTGTCTTCTGTCGATCCAGATTCATATGCAGACCACAGATTTTTGTCCGAAACCTTGGTAGAAATACCATGGAAATACAAGAGAGCAAGACCAGCAATGAAGTCGTCAATCTTGCGTCGGTTGATGTCCTTCGGTGTGAAGAACTTGGAGAACGTATCCTGATAGGTTGTAGCAAGAGAGCGAATGACCGCAGAGAACTCTGAGATCACTGCATTACGTTTCTCTGGACCATTCAGAGAGATGCCATCATTCATGCGAATGAATAGTTCAGAGAGTTGTGAACGTGTCGCAGACGTAATCACCTCGACAGTAACAACGGCATTCTTCAGTGCCTGAAGAAGAACATTAGGGAGAGTATCATATCTGTCATTCTCACCTTCAATCACCTCAATAACTTGACCATTCACTTCATAAAATCCAGGTTGAATACCAAACTCACCACGAATATATTCACCGATGGTGGTAACACGATTGTTGGAATCGATGTTGAGGTATTCAATCAAACGTGAACGCCAAGATTCAAAATAAACTCGATCTCCAGGGTTCTTAGAAGTAACCTTACAGGCATCTGTGGATGCAAGGATAAACTTAGATGGAGCCATTCCCAGAATCAGAGATGTGATGTAGGAAGACTTATTTTCGAGAGACCATCGAACCCTAGACTGAAAACTGTAGTCAGCCATAGTGACTGAATGAACTTCGTTGATAAACTCCTCGACGGTATACTTGTAGAAGTCCGAAACAATGGGATTGAACGTGTGCTTGTTAGACATGCTTTTTAATAAAACTGCATAGTGTCAGTTTAGAGCGATCCATGGATCGGTCATCCACCAACAGATCCAATGTAACACTAGCCAGAGACCCCTGGCAACGTTTTAATTGATAACAGGTCCCATCCACCCAGTCGCGATCAATTTGTCATTCTTATCAGTCACAGAACCAACATGAGGATATGTCCACCCAGCAGGCCAGAACAGGGTTAAACCTTTTTTACATGGAATAGTAACTTTTTGTTGTGGAAAATGTGTCCCTCCAATAGGATCTCCCTCAGCATCTGTCTCGTCGATGTCATTGAGATACATCATCCATACAGCTTCACGCAACAATCCACCATGAACGGTTGGAGCAGCTCTCTCAAAATGTTGAGTAAAAAATCCTTGACCAGGTTCATAGTATTGAAACTGGCATCCACCACCCTCCCAAGACCATGGAGCATGAATCATTATCGGATTCATTTTTTTATATTCCAACAAACAAGACTGTAACCACTGAAAAATATATGCTGTCGGACCATCTAGTTCATTTGGCCAACACTTATGTTGTGGATTTACTTCTTGAATATCTGTTAGAACTTCGTTACTTTTCTTTTGTTCCGGATCGAAACCACCTGCAACAACGCCATCAGTGGTGTTTCCCTCTTCATGAATAGTTTTTATCTTATCATATAACCAATCACAAAGATCTAAGTCAGGAAACTGCCAAGCAACAATATCAGTGCCATCCAGCACATCATCCATTACCGTTGGAATTACTGGTTTGTATTGATATGATATTGGAAATTCCTTATATTTTTCAAACGTATGGGATCTGCATGTCATGATAACGTTCTGGCGCAAGATAATGTTCTGGTTGATGTCTATGAGGCGATTCTGGCATTACAACTGCCCAGGGATCATCCATATGAACATCCGTCGAAAGATCTCTCAATCTCTTTCTATACAATGCCCATTCTTTTTGCATCTCTTCGGGAATGTCTAGACACTGAGTCCAATCAGTTTCCCTTAAAAGAAAGTCTCTCTCAGCTCTAATCTTATTCCATCTAACTTCTATTTCGTGAGCAGTAAAATCCATAGTTTCTCCATTATTGAAAACGTAAACACCATCTTTCCAATCCCACCTCAAATTGTGTTCCGAATAATTAGGAGGATCATCGCAACGGTAGTATCCTAATTTAGCCAAACTGCCAATATCATTATTATCGTACAATTTCCAAAGATCGGCAATTACATATCCAGTTTTATCTGTATGGTATCTAGGTAGAGATTCTGGTCTTGCTCCAAAATAACTAAATTTAGGTACTCTCAACATGTAGTAATTGGATTTTTTCCAATCTTCATTCACCTGTTCATACATTTTATGTGCCTACCAAATAAAGTGTGATGTTTCCGTGTGGATATTCCATTGTATTGCCAGCGTTTGCTACACTTGAATTTACCCCTAAGTTATTATAACTTCCTTTCGGTGTTTGACAATTCGGTCTTTGTGAGTGGTTACCCCAATATGGATCCCCACTATTACATGGAGTCGCTTGATAACTATGACTATGGCTTGTAAAAGCAAAGTTTTGACCTGTTCCAGAAATGTTACCACCAGTAGAGGAGGAATAGTTACTTAAGTGAGATCTATTACTGTTGTCTGGATCTTGTCCTCTACCACGATCGGTGGCTCGTAAATATCTTCCATCACAATCAAAAGCCTGAATAGTGCTACCAGATTTAAATCCAGACTCAATACTGGCTTGAATATCCGAACTTCCAGTGAATGTTTGTCCGTTGAATTCATAGAAGACAGCACTACCAACTGTTTTAGTGCTATCATTAAATGCACAGATGATAACTTCACCTTGTGCTATGCCGACTTCTTCCGTGGCAACATAACAATGAAATGCAACATTACTAGGTCTATTTTCATTTCCAGGAGATTGAGATGCTGAACTTGTATTGAATCCACTGGTATTAGTTCCTTTGCAGGAGTTACCACTAGTATCTAATCTACTGGTTGAGTTTTGAGTGCAGTTGAAAAATGGTCCGTGTCTATGAGATGGGAAATTTGTATTTGTAGTTGTAGTGCCAGGTTTACTAAAACTGGTATTACACTTCATAAACAATCCCCTAACATCAGGAACATTAAAGGTACTACCACCACCGCCATAAGAGGTTCCTACTACACCATAAAGAGTAGAATAAGTTGATTGAGAAAGACTGCTATTGTCAGCCAGAACTAACTGGGTTCTAGTATCGGTATAAAAAGAGTCTTGATTAGCACTAAAAACTAAAGCACCGGCGGGGACGGCTGCATCTGCAAGGGCAATGATGGGGAGAAAGTCTCTGTTCATGGGTGCAGCAGAGTTTGCTCCCTCGTAAGAGGTAAATGCTGGTGAGTTTCCAATAGAGTTGGAACTACCAGGATCAGCACCAGGACGACACTGTTGGTTATTATTTCCGGCAGTGATTGTTCCATGAAAATGTTGTTTCATCACCCAACCAGTATTGGTTCCACTCGATCCATTATTATGCTGCAGGTAGAGTCCATTCAAACTGGGTAAGTTTCCAGAACCAAAGTTACTTCCCATGTTTGAATGTAATTGAGCGTAAGTGCTTGTGTCGTAACTTGCGCCATTACAAATTGCATATCCGGTAGGAGCAGAGTTTCCTAGGTATAGAAAAATAGTTCCGGCGGGGACATTGGCTCCACCGGCACTAGGAGCAAAGAATTCTCTCCAAGATCCACCATCTTTAATGCTTCCGCTAGTGATCTCTCTCCAAGATCCACCATCTTTAACATTAAGACCGGTCATTTCTCTGAATGAACCGCCGTCCTTTACTGCTGACATTTTTTAACTCTCCTTCTTAAAATACTCAGTTGGGTAGTGTGGTTCTTTTGGCCATTCAACATTATATATATCCGTCAGTTTTGACGGCAGGTCTCTCAACTCTTGTCTATATGATTTCAACTCATCACTAACTTCCCAACCCTTTTCAATAGCAAGAATGAAAGCGAAATCAGTGTATCTTAACAGTTCATTTCTGTCAGCAATGACAACTTGACGTTGTTCAAACTCCGATACAGTTCCATTGTCAACTTTTGAATATGTTACATGAATCTCATCTTCTGTTTCATCCCACTCATCAATGGGGTTTTCCATATAAGTTTCTTGGTGTTTTTGGCCAAGAACAAGTTTAGGAATTGGTGCGTTTTTTACAATTTTTTTAAGTTTATATTCTACCTTAATTAAGGTCCTATCGTCAAGTTTCTCCGTTGTTTCGCCAACTTTGCGACAAATATATTGATCAAGATCATAATCTTGAGGTTCAGAGTCTAGAGTTTCGATGACAGTATATGTTGCATAGATGTTAAACTCCTCACCAGCTCTCACATGCCACTCTGCGGGTGGATTCATCTGAACAGATATTTTACCACCCTCATTCAGTGGAGTAAATTCAGTTTGAACTACACGAAGATAACCAACATTTCTATAAAGATATTCATCAGTGACATATGCACCACCATCAAAAACCCAGCGGGGGTGTGGGATTACTCCCCCATCTGGTTTTAGATATTTTTTTGAAGTTTGTTCTAATGTTTCATTTTTCTCAGGAATCACATCCGGTAACCAATATCGGTCGGGGTGATCTGATTCCGGATGTGGATCATCTATCCAAGGCATTATAAAACCTCCATCTTGTCAATTATTTATTATGAATACTGATACCAGATGTCACCATTTGCTCCACCAGATGGCGAAGAAGTGCTGACAGTTCTAGTACCGTAAGCATTAGATGTTGCAGAGATTGTAATCGTATTACTAGAATACGTTATCTGTGCAGTACCAGTGTAAGAAGTATGGGTGACTGTAATTGGCAGTGCGGTTAAATTAGCAGCAGATCCACTAAATGCCGTTGCAGTGAGAAGTCCAGTAGATGGGTTGTAAGTTAAACCCGTATCAGTCTCGGCACCCTGAGTTCCTGTTGCACCGTCAACAAATACTGGATAAACAGTCTCGTTCGTGCTGTTATTAGCAGTAACTGTAAAGTTAGTTGCTTCAGTAGCGGTAGAAGAGTTTCCAGTGAGAGCACCAGTAAATGTGGTGGCATAAACATTAGCAAACGCAGTGCCACTAGCACCAAGATCTCTTGTGTTATTTGCTTCTGGAAGCAAAGTGCCAGATATAGTTGCTCCACCTGATGTGGTTTCAAGTTTCTTAGTTCCATTATGGTACAGTTCTGCGGCACCTTGGTACTTAAATTCAGCAATATGACTACCACTTGTGCCACTTTGAATGACAATTTTACTACCCGACTCCATGCAGAGATTTAGATCACCTGTGCCGTTATCATGGATAAATGAGGCAGAACCATTATGATAAATCTCTAAGTCATCACCAGCACCACAAGTGAACTTACCATCATCAGGAACTCTGACTAAACCAGCAGAAGTTATACGAAGTCTTTCTGCACTAGATGTGCCCAATCTCATACTATTATCATCATGATAATACTCAACAAATCCAGCATATCTGTCAGTGCCAGATCCATCTGCACTATCACCAAAGGCAACAGTTCCATAAGCAGCAGTTCCACTTGAAATAGTAATACCTCTATTTCCGTTGCCATCTCCTACTTGTAGGTCATCCATATTGGCGTGACCCTGGACAACGCTTCCACCAACTAAAACCTGACCAGCAGAAGTTATACGAACTCTTTCTACTGGAACAGCAGAAGCTGTACCCGTGTAAAAAGTAAATCTTCCAGGTACATAACCACCACTTGGAGTTCCATCAACTTCGCCAAGCATGTAAGCAGCGTCGGCAAAGTCAGTTCCATCATCTCCTCTAAAAACAAAAGAACCTAAACGGTCATCATCTGCTACTCCTGTTCCAACTGATTTGCTGGTTGCTCTAGATCTTTGGAGATCAACAATTGGACCTTCAGCAGCTGTGGTTCCGGTAAATCCAGAAATGGACATACCTCCATAACTGTCTGTGCCAGCAATAGCGAATGTTTGTCCAAGACGAGTTATATCAGTAGAGCTAGTTGCTCCAACTAATAACTTTTGACTGGAATCTACACGAAGTGCTTCACTTCCACTAGTCTCTACAGTAAATGTATCAGCAGCAGGGAATCTAATTGCAGTATTAGTGTCACCAGTGTGGACAATCTTGTCTGCAATAGAGAAATCACCTGTCGCACCACTGGCATTAGTTACGGATCCTGTTACATCACCAGTTAAGTTTCCAACAAAAGTTGTAGCGGTTACAATACCGGTGGCAACTAAACCAGTGCTTGTGGTTTCAAGTTTCGAGTTGGCATTGTGATAAAGTGTGACGGCACCATCTTCATCGGCATCGATCATATTTTCGCCACCAGCAGCGTTTAAAAGTCTAAACGCATTGGTTTGAACTACAAGTTGCCCACTTCCACTTTCCGCAATAATACTATTATTATTGCTAGAGTTATGATAAATCTGTAAATCTTGTCCAGTGCCAAGTCTTAATCTATCATCATCAAGTAAGTCTACATTGGCAGTAAAAGTGGCTCCTGCACCAGTAACGTGCATGAATCCGGAGACACTTAAATTGTCATCAATGGTGGTGGTTCCACCAGCAGAGTCTATGGTTAAATTACCAGATGAAGTGTCAATTTCATTATTACCTGTAACACCGAGTTGGATGTTATCAATAGTGGCACCACCGTTAGCATCTATTGCTCCAGTGAATGTGGTGATACCACCAACAGTAAAGTTAGAAGTAACATCAAGACTCGTAGCAGCAATACCTGCGATTGCAACAGAACTAGAGTCTAAAATACCATCAATACGAACGTTTCCTTTAACATAGAAAACAGTTTCTCCCGTACCAACAACACTGAATCTATATGGAGCAGTGTCAGTACCAACAGCAACCTTACCACCTTGAGTGGTTTGGAAGATAGTTCCACCAGCTCCAATAATCAATCTATTGGATAATGTAGTGATACCAGTTACATTTAATCCTTGGTTTAGTCGTAAAAATCCTTCATGAGTTGACATACCAACTGCTCTAAAGTTGGTTACGGATGTCATACCCGTGTTATTAAACCTCTCGGTTACATCAATCCTACTATATGTACTACCAGCACTAACTGATAAGTTTGTGACAGCAAGTCCAACAAACGTTGCAATACCAGCAGCGTTAATGAATTCTAATCCTTGGTTCAGTACAAGATTATCCGCAGTGACTGTAGTAGCAATAATGCCACCACGAACATCTAAATTATCTCTCGGTGATGTTGTCGCAACACCAGTTCTTCTATTAACATGATCAACAAATAACGTATCGGTATCAACTTCAAGACCATTTTTGACAACAAAATTCTTAGATATGGCCATTGGAGTTCACTCTCCCCCCGGTTATGTTTTATTAAAACTATTTAGTAAAAATAACCGTATCAGACGACTGTCCACCCTTTAGCAGCAGCGAGATCAACTAAAGTCTGTTTGTCATATGTGTTATGTGAAACATTTTGATGGAAAGAAGTGTAACTACTATATCCATATATTTGAGCAACTGCTTCAGCAAGACCTCTCTGTGCTCCGCCGAAAGTGCTACTACTTGTCCGTCCGCCAGATCTGCCGCCGCCACCTCCGCCTCCACCGCCGCCAGAACGACGACGTTGAAAGTTAGTCTCTGCGGGTCTAGACACCAATGTTGGCGATGTAAATGTTATGCCATCCAACAAATCACCGGTATAAATTTTTATCACTGCAAAACCATTGCCTTCAAATTGACCCTCGCCGGAATTTATTTCGGTTCTCGGATTATCGGGGTGGCCACCCTGTTGATTATCAACTAAAACAATGTTGTCGTCAGCCCATCCTGATCCGCCGCCACCTCCACCAGTGCCATTAGAACCACCGCCACCATAGTAACCACCACCGCCACCTCCACCAGAGGATCCGGATGGTGGAGCAGCATTTCCTCTTCCAGAGGCACCATTTCTAAAGGTAGCAGATCCACAATCATTTCTAGGACATGTCCATAATGAATCATACCTAGCTCCATTTCTATATTCTCCAGCACTAGACAAATTTGAACCATATCCATGTGAAGGACCGTCACCATTAGATGCCGCTACATTGCATCCACCACCATCACCTCCATTGCCCTCAGATCCACCGCCGCCACCTCCACCACAAACAGCGAAGACTCTATTTCCAATATAAATTATACTCATACCACCACCAAGTCCACCTTCACCATCTTTCATACCGGTAGGTGTACTCTGTGGACCATACAAAGAGTTACCAGTATTATATCCAATGCTAGCCCAATCTGTTGCCGCTAACTTAACTGTATATTCTTGGTCTTTAATCATAGTGAAGTAACAATATGCTGTTCCACCTCTTCCACCTTCTCCGCCGGTGCTGCCTCTCTTGTAACAATTTCCGTTTCCTCCACCCATGTAAACTTCAACGTTTACGTTAGATTCCGTGGGAATAATTCTAGTTTCTGCCTCTCCATTATACTTACCAACCTGATACGCAGTGCCGGTAGATCCGTTAGTTTTTGCACCAGTTCTAGCTTTTGATGGGTACAAAGTTACACCATCATCATATTCAGATATGTTTATTCTTTCGGTGACAAGATTATTACTATCGTTATTGACACCCTTTCTGGTAAATGTCAAAAATGCAGCGGCAGGTTGAAATTCAATTTCCGCAATGTTTGATACGGCACTTCCAGCAGTCTCGTGTTCAACCAGACACCAATAGTCAGCAGTTTCCGTAACAACAATTCTACTAGTTTTACTACCCTGAGTTCTTTGGTACAAAGTATCGTCGGCAGCATCGTCACTTCCAGCAACTCTCTTATACCAATTATATGTAACCAGGTTGTAAGAGTTGTCAGAAACCTCTGTCGTTAATGTAAGTGCGACTCTTGACCCGTTAGGAAATCTGTAATTTGCCATGTTTGTTATTCTTCGGCGGAACCAATAGAACCAATAGTGAGAGATGGATGAACAATTAAGGTTGCAGTATCACTATCGACATAGTTAATTGGTGCAGGTGGAGTTGGATTCTCCGTAGCAATTCCAGTATAGGTGGGAGTGAAAGTAGCTTTTAAATAAAACTTTCTCTCATCATCATCTGGATTAATTGGATTATCAATCGTCAATACAGTTGTTGCAGCTCCGGTAACTGTAATGTTACCTGAGGAAACCACTGGACTGGTTCCCTCATACCACTGATAAGAAAAACTACCACTACCACTATTGTCAGCACTATTAAATTGCACTGTAGCAATGCCAGTAAATGTGGCGGTGCTACCATTAGAAACTGTTACGTCAGTTGGTTGGATTGCAATAGAAATAGTCGGAGCGTTATAGTTTAAATGTGTGGGTTGTCTTCTAAAAAATGTATTTCTCATACCTATTTACCTCAAATTGCGGTTGCAAAGTTTTGTCCACTGACAAGACCATATAAAGTAGATCCAGAATCAAAAGTGGTGAAGGTATAGATGTCAATCTTATTGGCTGCGGTGGTAACTTGTGGAAGTAATCCACCACCCCAATAAACACTGACTGGGTTACCACCAGAATCCTTGAATGTAGAAATTCCAACTGTACGTCCACCCGTAGAATCTTGAACCAACTTAATAGTGAAAGATGTAGATCCTGTTGGTGGGTTGGTAATCTGGAAGAAAGAAATATTCTCCGTCAGACTAAGATTGAACGTGTTGCCCTTGGAGAGGTCAACAGTTACCTCACCACTACTACTTGTAAGAGTTACAACTGGTTCAAAGTAAGTGGTCAATCTAGTAGAACCACCCAAATCAATCTGAGCAGAATCTCTTACAGTTGCAGTTCTAATACCGACCGTTCCATTAGCAGCAAAGATAGAATCTTTTGCAGAAAGTGAAGTCGCGGCAGTGACAATTCCAGCGTAAATTGTGCCAACACCCGCAGAAGAGGCAGTTAAGTCAAACTGATTTGCACTTAAGATTCCAGCAACATTTGCTCTATGAATCATGCTGACAGTTCCAATGAACTTAGATTGTCCATTGTTTAATACTGTCACCGTGTTAAGTGCAGTTCCTTGTGTGCTACCAATCGTCAGTAAGTTAGTAGCGGTAGTGGTTCCGACACCAACATTGGCGCCAGTGGTAATACCCGTGCTGTTGGAAATCCAGAAGGAATCAACAGGAAGATTTGTTAATCCCTGTCCATTTCCATAGAAAATAGATGCGGTAAGAGATCCAGCAACAGAAACTACATCTCTAACATCTAAATCAGCAATTGGATTTGTGGTGCCGATGCCAACAGAACCTGCGGCAGAAACGACAACAACATCAGATCCACTTCCATTTATTTGGAATAATGAAGTACCTAAGATACTTGTGGTTCCAATACCAACTTGATCGAATCTATACTTGTTAGTAGATACATCATCAGAAATTGCACCCCATCTTCTCCACTCATTATTCTCGGTAAATATCCAACCAGCATATTGACCGGTAGAAGGAACAGAACTGAACGTAATATCGCCCGGAGTTCCATTGACTGTTGGTGTGGTAGTTCCTACACTAATCTTTCTAGAAACGGCAGCATTACCTTGTAAGAAGAGGTTTACTGCTTCCATACCTTTCGCAGAGGAAGAGGTAAGTTTCTCGTTAAAGTTTACAGGACCATCAAAGATAGAAACACTGGTTCCATCCGTTCCACCTTCAACTTTAAGTGCCTTAGAAATAGTAACATCGTCAGGAGTGAGAGAACTTGCAAATTCTTCCTTCTGAGGATCTTCTTCACCAACAACTTTAGAGATTGGTGTATTAAAGGTAAATTCTTCACCAGTAGTAAGACTTAAGATATTACCAATATAGAAGTCACCCTTGTTATTCATTCCGGTGTAGTTGACTAGACCACCATCCAATCTTCTAGCCTGTGATCTGAACGATTCTGCGGGAGTAAGGACTCTATCCTGTTTCTCTGGCAGAGCAGTAGAGTAGTTACCAGGACCAAATCCAACGTATTCAAACGTATGTCCAGACGCACGAATGATGGAGTTTCTTCTCAATCCGATTGGAATTGGTTTGAGTTTAGTAACTACAGATCCGGTAAGGTGAGTTGTAGCTTTGGTTCCAAATAAACCACGGAATACCGACGTTACGTTAGTATTTCTAACTCTCATGATTTCATCATCAACCATGATGTAGTCACCCAATTTCAATCCACTAGAGGATGCGTTGGTGATGGAGATAGTGGTGGTAGTGGCAGTAGCCATTGCACCAGAAAGTGTGGTAGTAATACCAGCGTTGGTTGGAACCATTCTACCACCAACATTCTCATTACCAACAGTGATTGCACCACTGTTATTAGACATACCTCTTGGGAAGATGTACATCTGAGAATCTTTTGTGGTCGAATATTGTGGTGCATATGTGTTAACGCCAACATGCAGAGAAACAGATG